GTGTTATCTTTAATAGAGTTCCAGATGTTTGACATCCAATTTCTTAACTTAGTAAATATATCTTTCGTCGCATTCCATAAACTTGTGAATTTAGACCTTACACCCGTAAATAACGAATGAGCCTTGCCGACGGTATTGCTTTTGATATTATTCCACGTACTAGATAACCAGTTTTTCATATTAGTGAAAATAGATTTAACACTATTGTATAAGAAACCGAAAATACTTTTCGTTGCATTCCAAATTGCAGATAATGATTTTGTGAAAATACCTTTGATAACACCCCAGATACCGGATATTAAACCTTTAAGCAATCCACCAAAGTATCTAACAACACCTAGAATCTTACCTACAAACCACAGTTGTATTAAATTCCAAATTAACTGCACAGTGCCTTTTAGTATCATCACAATACCGTCCCAAACGCCTCGCCAGTTACCAGTGAATAAACTTGAAAAGAACTTAATAAAGCCAAGTATGATATTTAAAGCACCTTGTATTACTCCTTTTATATTCTCCCAAGTACTGACAATCAAGGCTTTAACCGCTGGCCAAATAAATTGCATCACTTGCCAAATCGCAAACATGATTGGTTTAATTACAAAATTTAAAATAAATTCAAATATCGCTTTAATAAAGTTGCATATATTTTGAAGTGCTTGAACAATGGAAATTCCATTTTCATTAAAGAATCCATTGATTTGACTCCAAATATCTTTAGCGAAATCAACGATTGCTGAAACCGCTTGTTTAAAGATGTTTTTAACGGAATCAATGAAAGGTTGGATAAATTGAATGAAATTACTAAACGTTTGTTTAACACTGTTAATTGCACCATTAACAAAATTTCTGAATGTTTCAGATTTCTTATAAGCTATTGTAAATGCGACTGCTAAACCAGCCAGTACACCTAACACGATACCAATTGGACCAGTTAATGCTGTGAAGACTGTTCCTAAAATAGGTACTTTAGTTGATAAAAAACTAATCAATCCGTCAGCCTTTGCAATACTAGCTAATAATGGAGCTAATACAGTTACTGCGTTGCCAACTGTGCTTATGAATGCACCTAATCCAAAAACTACAGGACCAATTGCAGCAGCAATACCACCGAATATAACAATCGACCTTTTAGATCCATCACTTAAACTTGAAAACCAATCAACCGCTATAGATAGCTTTTTGATTAGTTCTTCCATTACTGGAGCAAACGCACTTTCAATAGAAGCCCATACATCAGCACCTACTAATTTAAGTTTATTCATTGCTACTTTAAATCTTTCGGAGCCACTTTCAGAATCTTTAAATGTTTGATTGACCGTTCCTTGCGAATCTTCGATAGTTTTTAAGAACTCTTGGTAACTAAAGCGACCGCCTTTAATAGCATCTGCTAAATCAGGACCTGCTTTTGCACCAAATGCTTCAATCGCTAAACTTGTTGCGCTAGCTATATCCGGTGTCCTTTCAATTTCTGCTAATGTCTTCTTAAATTCTTCTCTTGGGTCTTTACCCGCTTTACCCCAATTGGATATAGCTTTTTTCAAACCACTGAAGGCTATTTCAGTATTAACACCTGATTTCTCCCATTGAGAGAATAAAGCGATTGATTCTTTCATCTCAAAGCCCATAGCCCTCATTGGAGCACCGTATTTAGTAATGCTATCAGCTAATGTATCAACACTTATACCGCTAGCCTGTGCTGCTTTCGCTACCATATCAAGTACACTTTGATACTCATCAGCTTCAATACCTGCATCACCCATTGCACGCGTAATTAATTGAACGGCTTGTACGCCGTCAGAACCTGTTATGTGACTAAATTTCAAGAATGACTCTGTGGCACTCTCAAGTTCTTTGTCAGTGAAACCTAACCTTGTGTTAACTTCCCCTAAAACACCGCCTACAGTCTCAGCGTCTGCTGGAAAGTTGCCATAAACATCTTTAAATGAATTCTGCAACTTCTTAAGCTCTCCGCCGGTTGCTCCTGTTGCTTGGGTAACTGTATCTAAACCTTTATCAACTTCTGCAAAAGCTTTTCCTGATGCTGCTGCAATACCTAAAACAGGTGCAGTTACACCAATCATCAAACCTTTACCAATGGATTTTAAACCATCACCCATTTTTGTTAATTTAGGTCCCATACTTTCAAAAACTTTACTGGTTTTTCCCCAGCCACTTTCTGCCATTCTTTGAGCTTCAACTTGAGCTTTTTTGAACTCTTCAAATTCGGCTGATGTTTTTTGTAATTCTCTTTCTAAATAATTCAGCTCATTTGCTTGTTTGTTATATTCTTGTCGTAACTTTTGAGCTTCTGCACTGTTTTCGCCCTGTTCTTGAGATACCTTGTCATATTGCTTGGCTAAATCATCAACGTTTTTCTTATAACCTGCAATTGTTCCATCTAACTCTTTGATTCGTTGTTTATAACTATCAGTTGATTTCTCAGTATATTTAAAGTTGTTTCCAGTCAACTTTAAGTCTGAATTTAAGGTTCTAAAGTTTCGTTTAATTTCTGTAAGTGATCTATTTAAATTTGCTGAATCCAAATCTAAACCTATAGATAAACCTTTGATTCTTTCTCCCATTTTTTACCTCCTTTCTAAAAAAGTTCAAAAAAATAACCCTAACCAAACGGTTAAGGTTAAAACGCATCAATTAAAGCCTCTGCTTTTTCTTCAGAAATGTCATTGTTTTTATTTTGATATATGGAAAGTACATAATGAAATGGCATTTTTAAAACTTCGTTAGCGTCTTTACCATTTTCAATTAAGTCCATCATGAGAGTATCCATATTTTTCAACATTGCTTTATATGTTAAATCTTCAGGCTTTATTTCATGTTCTGGATAAAATTTCTAGTTTCCTCAGTTTGCTGACCTTGAGTAATGAAAATTACTTGTTCACGAAGTGCATTCATTCCATCAGGTGCATGCATACGTTCTTTTAGGTCTTTAACTGTGAATTGGTTATCGTAAATTTTTACAACCATATCCATCAATCTGTCAGCGATTTCTCTTGGTTTCATCGTGCTATTTTCGTCCTCAATATCATCGATTAAATCCATTGCTTCGTATACAATTTCAAATGAAATGAAGTGTGGTGTTAAGTACGTTTGTAATTTAATTTCATTTGCTTTTGGGTCTTCTACTAATTGAATAATGTTACGTTTTAATTTTGCCATTTTATAATACTCTCCTTATTTTCAAATAAAATAGAGGGGTTGCCCCCCTCTTATGCTTCTACATTTATTGTTATAGTGTCACTCATATTACCAACAGTTGCTTTAACCGTGGCAATGCCTTGCGCTTCTGCAGTGACTTGACCATCACTATTTATTGATACAACATTAGTTTGATCTGTTGTGTATTTTACTAGCTTCCTTTGATTAGATGGTTCTACTACAACATTTAAATCGTATGTGTTGCCAACTTTAAGTGTTTTAATGCTATCTGGTATACTAACCGACTTTACCGCAGTTTCCGATGAAGCCGGTTTCGTTACAAAGTTTCCGTATCCTCTGTCACGTTTCCAGTATATTCTTCGCCTAAAATTTTCTTTAAGAAAGCCTCTTCGCCTTTTTCACCGTCGCCACCATGATTTGTCATGTTAGCTGAGTCAAAGATATATTTACGTACAGACTTTTTATTATCAATTAAAGGGAAAAGTGCCTCACCTTCTACTTCTTCACTTGAGAAGTCCCAGTCTTTCTCAGCTGTTTCACCATCAATTTTAGGATTTGTAAACATAACTTTAGGTAATAAAACTGTTCTAAATGTACCGTCTCTACGCTCTTGTCTGAACCATACAGCTACGTAATTGTTTTGTTTACCTTGTTTCTCTTCGTAAACGCCATCTTCATCATAATCTTCATTAAAAACAATTTTGCGAATCTCTTTAGGGAACGCATGCATTTGTAATGAAATTTTACCTTCTCCGTCTGTATTCCCTGATTCAATTGGACCGCCATCAGCATAAGCTGTTTTTAGTTCTCCACCAGTTTCAACACCAATTTTTTGTAATCCTCTTGTTTTTGTAATATCACTATATTTTAATTCCGCGCCTTCTTTCGTTAATTTAGCGAAACCTAAACCAGTAATGTTAAAATACGCCTTTGGCGCACTTGCATGTTTTATTGCCATTTAATTTTCCTCCTTATAAAAAATGCCCTCGTAAACGCGAGAGCTTCTATATGTTTTAAATTCTTCTATATATTCCGGTTTTCCATTTGAAACATTTCCCATTTTTAGTTCAGACCATAATAACTTTTGAATGCGATTAGATATCTTATTTCTTATGATTCTCGCATTATATTCATCATTGTACTTAACAAAAACATCTATTTGGACAATATAACTATATGCACACTCATCTCCGTCAGTATAAGTTGTAGGTATTGGGTCGTCGATATCGTCAATAACAATAAAAGGTACATCAGTATCTTTTACATTAGGGTATTTATTGAACTTAATATTATTGATATTTACGTGCTCTCTAATAATTCTGTCTTGACTAATCACTTCATGAACTTTGTACAAAATATCAATCACAATTTTTTCAACTCCCTTTTTAACGTTTCAAAATACTTATTTTGACCTTGTCTTATTGCTCTATTAATCCCACCCATAGCTTTAGGTTTTACAAATTTTCCTGACTTTTTCTCAACATGACCATTTTCAATTAAATGTACTATTCTAAATCGTTCAAAAGGCCCGCGCCACCTAATTGTAACAGTACGTTTCCCCTTTATCCATTCAGGTTCAGTACGACCAATCTCACTAATCAGCGCTCCTGAGTCTTCTGAAGGTTTGAGTTGTTTTTTTATTTCTTCAACAATTACCTTAGCACCAGCTATTAACGCCTTATCTTGAACTTTTACCATCTCTTTTATGCCAAAATGTTTTTCTAATTCTCTTTCTAATGCTTTATCACCTGTCACTTTCACACTCATGAACTATATCCTCCACGAATCATAATAAAGTCTTTATTATCCAAATCTGGTGATACTCGCTTTATATTCAAACGATTTTTGAAATATCTTGATTCAATTTCAAGATAATGTTCTTCACTGGGTAAATAATCACCTTGCGGATCACGAATATACAATTTAATGTCATTTTGCGTTCCGTTTGAGATAGCTTGTTCTAATTCACGTAACCAGACACCATCAATACTCGCCCAACAGCTATATAATAATTTTTCTTCTTTTTCTCCAGCTTCTGGACCATTATTTTCAGTATACTTATAAAAATGAACACGCGTATTTAAACGTTTAGTTGTAATTCTAGGTTTCTTAAACACTTTCTTCATCTTCTGATACCTCCATTAGAGATAACGAAAAATCTATTATTTCAGGTCTGTAATTGTCGTTGAAGTGTTCTAATAAATCTTGATAAGCATATCTAGCGCGTATAAGTATCAATTCTTGACCTATTAAATTCTCTAATTCAAAAACTCCGCACTGATTTTTTATACGCTCGTACGACATTTTTAACAACTGCTTTAAGTACTCATCCTCTGAATTATGGTCAATCTTTTCAAGTGATTTAAATTTGACAAGCAAATCATCAATCGTCATTGTCTTCACCATTCAATAAGTCGACGATTTCACTTTTAACCATTGAACTAGACGCTTTTTTTTGTAATGATTCGCATAGTTCTAATAATTCTTGTTTTGTCAGCTTATCTAAAGGTACGATATAAACTTTGTCGTACTTATTTTTGATTTGATTTGTCAACAATTCAACACGAGGATTGTTATACCCTTCAGCTGGATACAACTCCCCTACTTTGTACTTGTGTTGATTGTGCTCTATGTCTTTAAAAGCTCTAACAACTTTAAATTTCACCATTTTATCACCTCATAAAATTTTATAGTGTTTCTTCGGTACCTTCTAAAGCTGGCTTATGTCCTTTTAAATCTAATTTCCAAACAGCAGCAACTTTATTATCTTTCGCTTTGCCGTAAGCAAATTGTTTTGCAGTGTATAAATCCATATCATCTAACGCAAGTGTTTCTTTAAATTTCTGAACATTAATACCACCAGCTAAATAACCATCATATAGACCTTTAACGTACGTTAAAACCTTACCTGCTTCTTGAACTGTAGACTCAATAACATTCAAATTAAATGGTAAAGCAGTAACATATACGCCATTTGCATTTAAATGTGTATACTGTGCTTGAACCTCAAAAGCATCGGACGGATTAACAACCATTGTTACATTACCTTTAACCGCTACTGATTTACCTTTCTCGTTAGTTGAGTGGTATTTAAACACTTGCGTCAATTCATTAACCGTAGCGCGCGGATTAGCAAATGTAAGCGTACCTTGTTCTTCTTTCTCTGGATAAGCACCATCAGTTACCGATACACCTTTTTGTACTTGACGGTTTAAGCCAATCGGTTGGTCTTTACCAGTACCTTTTAAGAACGCAGTTTCAAGCGCCACTGCAAATGCTTCTTCGATTTGAACACGAACAAATTTTTCAATCCACGCAGGACCAAAATCATTTAAATCTTTTGGTAAAACAACAAACGCTGTCAATTTATTTTGAATTGCTGTTTCTTCACTGAACGCAGCATCTAATTGACCTTTAATTTCACCATAGATTTTACCCCAAACAGCCACGCCAGAAGTTTCGGATTTTAAGAACTTCAAACGCAAACCAGCATTTTTAATACCTAAGTCAGCTAATAATGGATGATTCGTTGTTAAATCTTCGAAGATTCTATCAATTGTTTCTTCTGGTAAAAGTTTTTCTTCTTTATATCCAACACTCTTATTGATATCCATAAAGAAATTTCTTTGGTTTGCACTCAAAGTTTGTGCTGATTTAGGTAAACTAGAAACTCTTTCAGCTTCTGCTTTTGCTTGTAATTTAGTTTCTTCAAATAGTTGGTTAATCATGTCACCGTACAATTCATTTTGTCTTTCTTGCGGTTCACCGTTGTTTACTGCATTAATAAATTCGTTTTTCGCATTTGCGAATGTTTCCGATAAATTTATAGTCATTTTATGACCTCCTATTTTTGTATTAAAAAAGGAATCTTGAAAATCCATTTGCTGATAATTTACTATCTGCAACATCAATTTCTGATTCCTTTTCTTTCATATTTATTTTTTCAATTACTTTATTTGCTATTGCGTCAATATCAATGTTAACCTCTGGCGTTTTACTTACCAAAGCTGTTACACGATTTAATACATCTTTCGATAACACTTGTGTATCGCTTGCTACAATTTGCATATTGTCGTTTTCAAACATTTTACTATCCGCAAAACCTTGTTCAATGGCTTCATCAGCATTTAGCCATGTTTCCTTAGCCATCATTTCTATAAGTTCTTGTTTGTTTTTACCAGCTCTAACCGCATATGCCTCAGCCATTATTTGACCAACATGTTCTAATGTTTCTGCAGCATGATTTAGATCTTTCGCTTCTCCTTGCGCAATACTTGAAGGATTGTGAATCATCATTCTAGCAACCGGACTCATTTCGATGTGGTCACCAGCCATTGCGATAAGCGATGCCGCACTTGCTGCTATTGCTGTGATACGAACATTCACTTTGCCTTTATGAGCTCTTAAATGTGTATATATTTCACTACCAGCTACTAGGTTACCACCATTTGAGTTAATTATAATATCAACATCTTCATCACTAAATTCTAGTTGTGTTAAAACATCTTTAGGACAAGTCGAATCCATACCAAGCATTTCGTAAACCCATTTATCTTCGTTGGAAACGATGACGCCTTTAATCTCCACTTTCATCTTCATCACCACCTTTCAATGTACTACCATTTTCGTTTGCTTTTTCGTAGTTCTTCGTCACTAGATATTCGTCTAATTCAGGATTGTCAGACGGTTCTTCACCTAACATAATCCGCACCTCATTCCTTGTAAATGAACCAGAACTTACAAGTTTGTCAATTGCTTCAGCATATTGAAGTGGGTCTTTTTTATTCACACCGACAATTTCTATTCTTGTATCTTTCAAATACATGCTTTGAGTTATGAGTTTCGCGTTTAATTCGTTCTGAATCTTTTTTAATAAAGGTGTTAAACAGAACTTCTCAAATACAAGCGTGTTTTTTTCCAAATCAGCTGTTTCTCCGTAAATCAAACCTGGGGGTATACCAATCATCAACGCAACATTTTTTATTGCATCTCTCATTAGCTCACTCAATTCAGAAAAAGGCATGTTACTATTCTTACCACCATTAGATAATTCCTCATAATCAAAACCTTCTATCAAAGGCGCGATTGCTAGTTGGTTTTTATTAAAAGTATTGAATAATTTATTTGTGAACGCTTGTAATTTTTCTATATTCTTTTCGTCATATGCGCTAGAGGCAGATTTCAAAATCCCTCTTATTTGATAGTTTTTTAATTGTGCACCTATCATTCTTCCGAATATTTTCCCGTAATCTTCGAATAGACTTTCTACAAAGTGTGTCACTTTATTGTTGTTGTACTTTAAATATATGACCTCTTGCATTGTGAAAGTACGTTGATAAGTATAATCTTTAACCGTTACATCTTTGAATATATCATCATACAAAGCATACTCTTCTCTGTAAAAGCTATCTGCGATAAGTAATTCTTTGCTGTCACTTACTACGATTAAAACCTCGTTATCGTAAATTAGTTTATATATAACTTGTTGCCAAAAACTATCGCTTGATAAGTCAGTATTTGGTTTTATATTTAACTTGTAGTAAACATCATTCTTTTGAATTCTATTACCTTCCAATACTTTAAAATGACTTTGAGCGACAGCTCGCGCAACAAATTCAATACAACTATCAATCGCTAAACGTTTCACATACGCTTGTTGTGATAAATCTTCTATCATATCTAAATCAAGCATATATGATATATCTTTCCTAGTTTTAAATATCTTTTCTAGAATACTCATGTCTCACCTCCTCTATTAGAAATCTATACTCATTAATGCATCAAGTGCTTTAGACATGTCTTTGTCTACTATATCATCCGCTCTATATAACGCATGAACAAATGCCATAAATCCATCCGTTTTACGTCTGACTTCATCTTTTTTGATATACTCTTTATTTCCATCCGGCTTGATTTTTACAGCAACATTATTAGTAAACCAACGCATCAAAGGATTGTCTCCATATATTACGTTATGTTTCGCAAACATTGTATCGATACGTGGTGCAAGTAATCCATGTATTGCTTTTGGATTTCTAAGTACTTCAAGTTTTATGCCAGCATCCTCAAACGCACGTCTTACAATATCAGTTCTATAATTATCAGCTATGACTTTTTCAAGCCCATATTTTTCTCTAGCCTTTAAAAACCAATCAACTATATATTCAATTTCAATGACATCATCATCGACAATGGTCAATAATCCCATTTTTTCCCATTCTTTAATAGGAGGTTCTAATTTGACATCATCCAAAAACCCTTGTCTTACAAACGAATGTCCTAACCAAATGTAATCATCGTTTTTTCGGAATAATAGCCCTACACTTGCAAAATCTCGAATGTTTGCAAAGTCTAAACCACCAATACACATTTGATTATCTAAATTTGGTATCTCTCTATTAGTCGCTAGTATTTCTTTCCATGGTGCTATTACTTTTTCAAGGTCAACTTCAGGCAAATTCATTCGCTTAGTCATGAATTCGGGCTTATTTGAACGGTTGAATGGTAAATCGTTATATTCTTCTTCAATCGTGCTTAGCAGTGTTTTAGCGTATTCTGATAACGGTTTATGTAACATTGGGTTCGCCTTTTCCCACGTCTGTCTGTCATCAACTTCTTTTGGATCGTCTAACTTACAATAAAAAGCAAACAATCTACTATTTTTAACCTTGCCACTTAATACACTTGCAATTTTGTGCTTCATTGCATCGATATAACCCTCTCTAACAAAACCATCAGTACTTATATAAAACGTTCTTCTATTTTTCTTTTTACCTAATCCACCACGTTTGACGTTTACCATTTCAGGACCAAAGAAATAATGAATTTCATCAAAAATAACACACCCCTCACGTCCACCGTCTTTGGTTTTTGTGTTTGATGTGTTATATCGAATAACCGATTTAGTTGCACGGTTTATTATTTTTGCTTTACTAACTTCATAAGGAGCTTTTGGCGTTTTACCCGTCTTATTTCGTTTGTTATCCATTAAAACGGTTCTGATTTCATCAAACGATGTTTTTGCTTGATCTTCACTATTAGCAACAATGGAGATGTGATATTCTTTAACTCCGTGTAAGGGCGTAGAAAGAAAATCACTAATAGCACTTATTAGACCGTTTTTCCCGCCTCCACGTCCCATGAAAATAGCAAATTCTGTAAAGAAAGCTTCATCTGTATTTTTATCTATAAGAAATATATTAGCTATGATAAACCTTTGAAATGGTAATGTTGGAAAATACCATTTTTCAATAAATTTGATACAATCCTCGATTTTCTGTTCATCAAAATATACATCATCTCGTGAATATATATGTTTTTGTAGATAATTAAAGAGATCAATTCTTTCTTTATTTAAAATTATCTTTCCTTGTTTCCACAAATTTATATATTCATCAACGTATTTATTACTAATCATAGGTAATCATCAGATGGCGTTTCTGTGTCTTCTTTCTCTTCGGGCAATAAATCCGATAATTGTTTGATTATTTTTTGATATGCAGCATCTCTAGCATTAAATAGTTTGGCTACTGGTCTTTCCCTTTCATATGGTGGCGCCTTTTCAGATTGAGTAAATAAATCATAATCACCTTTTTCTTTTATGTCTTCCCACATGTAATCAAGCATTACACGTAGCCTTGCTGCTTGAATAATTAAACCATCAACTACTTTTAATTTATTGCTAGGTATGTCTTTATATAATACTTGTAGCCTTTCTTTTTCTTTAAGCACTAAATTTTCATCGACTATAATCTCCATTTCATCACCTGCCTTAAAATGGTTATAAGAGGGGGGGTTATACATGGATTTTTAAAATTATCGCGAAGTTTACTCCCTAACCGTTCCCCAAGTATTTTGATCGCTTTTGATTTTTTTGACCTGGGGGTATTTACCATTTTTCGTCTTTCCATTTATTTTCTTTTTTTATAAATCTCTTTTCTTTTTTGTTGTGACATTTAATACACAGTGTTTCTAAATTGTTTAAGTCATGAGCAAACTCCGGATGATGTTCTAGCGATAATATATGATCTACATCCAACGACTTACGCTTGCTTTTGTCATATGTCGTTAACTTGCCGTCTCGCTTACATTGTTGACATTCATAATTATCTCTTTCTAGCACTCTTTTTCTTGTTGTTTGCCATTCTTTAGACTTATAGAATCGTATACGTTCGTCTTTAGTCATCATAATGTTTCACCTTATATAACTTAAGTAGTATCAAGACGCATCTATACTTGATGTGTAGTAATGTATTTACAATTAGTTTGAACATGTTCATACCTCATAAATAAAAAGACACATCACATAGTAATGCGCCTCTTGTTCATGCGTCGTATTAGCATTTAATAACCTTAAATATTAATCTGATACTAACATAATAAACTGTTTTAATGCGGACTTACATAGGGTAAAAGTCCGTTACACATAACCAATATACTTTGCTAACTTATCGATCAGTGCATTCCTTCTACGTAATATACTTGTCTTACTTGTACCAAAGTAATGTGCTATATCTTCCCATTCATAACAACCAATAGGACAATCCCAATATCTAAACCTTAATAACTCAAGCGTATCCTCATCACTTTCATCTATCAATCTATCTACACCGTTAACTATATTTCTTAATGTATTGTACCTGTTATCACTAAACTTCTTTATTGCACATCGTTCAATCGGATTACCCGGCAAATTACTTTTGCCAGCTCCCGCATTATCTGGTTCATGACTTTCAAGTAATTCATATTCTCGCATCTTCAACTCTCTTCGATAGTTATCGATGTGCTGAATGTATTCTTCAAGCTTTTTGATATCGTGTTTCTCAATCTTTATCATTCAATGCAATACCTCCGATAATATAAATTACTTTTTAATATCGTTATTTATTCGCTTCAATTCAATCCTGTATTCTTCTAACCCGTTGTATCCTTTAGTTTTAACTACTTCATCAAGTAGATAATCATTCATATATCTGAGTGCTTGTATCTCTCTTGCATGATCACTATTAATACTGATACAAACTAATAGCAATATAGCAAATACAATAGTCATAGTAATCCACATCACTCACTTACCTCCGCTCGAAAGACGTAATCACTCGGCGCCTCTACATCATCATTAGCTGTCATCATAATATATACTTGCTCAGTTACATACTTACCTAACTCGTACATTGCTAGTAAGAATAATAATCTTAGTATTTGCTTAATCATTTCCCACACTCCCTTATATTTTCAAACAACTGCCCTAATTTAATAACTGCACCTCTTTTAACTTGTGCCTCGTATTTGCGCTCAGCTTCTTCTTTACTCTCTGCCTCAACAACTGTAAACGTCTGATTATCTCTAGCAGTAGTAAAATGTTCATGTGGTTGTCCTGTTGAATCTTTGAATGTTGTGACTAAGTATTGTGTCATTCCTCATAGCTCCCTTGAACTTGTTTGAGCTTACTCATAAAAAACATTACTAAAAATGCTATTAAGATATGCGTCTTTTGATGTTTATAAGCAATTGTAGATATCATAAAGATAGTAGCAAGCATTATCATTTCATATATGTTTGTGTGTATAGTCTTTTTACTCTTAAGAAAAATAATTGCTATGCGATAAAAGAGATAAACGCCAAACCCTATTAAAAATATTTCTAACATGTCGCTCACTTCCCCAAAACCTCCTTGACTCGATCCAAGATGTCTTTACACGTATCCTTTTCCTGCGTCTGCTGTTCCATCTTGTCTTTCGTGGTTCCTTTTCATTTTCTTTTTGTATGCGTCAATGAGTTGGTCGATTGTATAGTAAGTATTGGCGTACAAAAAAGGCATTATTAAAACTTGTACAATACTATTATCAATACCTTTTACAAATTGTTCTGTTAGTGTATGCATTACATGAACAAAATAAACTGAATGTAGTTTAGGTAAAGTAACTTCATTTTCAATCAAATCAACCATAACCTCAGTAGTTTCTTCCAAATCTTCTTCATCAACAATAGTCAAAGTTAATTGCAAACTGAAAGCTAAGTAATCAGCAATCTCATCTAATTGTGTATCTAATGGCTTACCTGGTTGTTTCTTCCAATTTTTAAAAAACTCAAGTGTGTTAACCCACTCCGCAAATTCAATAATCATACTAGCTACTGTGTCATTTAAATTTCTAGTCGGTATTCTATCGTCGAACTTCTTTTGTATTTGTAATAACTCTTGTAACTGATCAATTGTTAATGTGTTAGTCATTTTCCTTGTTCCTCCTCATATTTATAGATAACTTGACCTGCCATAATTCCTACTGCTTCATCAAGTTCAATACCTTCTTTAACTGAATGTTGAATAGCATTTGTCATTCCATCAAGTATTTCATCAAATGCTCGCGCTTTCTTATACACGTCCTCAATCTCTTTTAGCAATCCCTCTGTGTCATTGCCGTTATACGCACTAGCACTTATAACGGATTGTTCAATTTGTTCACGATTATTCATCATTTCCATCTCCTCTAAAATAAAGTTAGTTGCTTCTGTTCCTCGTATTCCAAACCATGTTGCTTTATATATATTTCGAGCTCTTCAGCAGTATCAAATGTCTTTTTAACGCTTTGCCAACCTGGCACGATATGCCCGTGAAAGTAATAAGTGCCATTCACTACATGGATATGTGCCACTCGTTCGTTATCCTGATACAGATATCTCTTAGATCCGAAAAATTGGTTTAAGTATTCTTTGCGCGCGTTATATGTCATAGTCATTGCTCCCACAAGTCAAAAGCTCTTTGGACATAAAACTTCGCCTTTGCTAAATCCTCGTGTCCGTTTTTCAACGGTGCTCTAGATAGATATTTGATTGCATTACCTATTGCAAATGCTAATTGTGGTGGATACTGCGCCGTAACCTGTTCGATAAAATCTATAATTTCAATGTCGCCGTATGTGTAGTGCGCTGGTTGCTTAACATTGTCTTGTATTTCATTCATATCTACTTTTCTGTTACTGATTACACTCATTATGCTTCACTCCATTTCTTGAACATTTGGTTATAAGTATTATCAAACCAGTACGGATCACGTGAATGTTTCTGAGGTACATTAAACAAGTGTGGCTTCTTTCTTCTTAGCTCAGCCTCTCTCTTTCGCTTTCTTTCCAATTTGCGTTCGAGTCTAGCTTGTTCCAGTCTTTCTATTGTTTTCTTTTCTCTGTACTCGCTTAAACGCGTACCTTCTGGTGCGTCCATTGCTTCATGTAGTTCCCAACCGTCTTTTACTCTCTTAGAAACCATTCCAGCGGTTATACCGTGACTTTCTATTAATTCCATTTCAAATTTACTGAACCTATAAGGTTTATCATTTATTGTTACAATCCTTGCTTTTCTCGCCATTTTATCCACCTCTTATATTTCTTCTATTCGTATGATTATTTTGGGCTCAATTCCATAACGCTTTGAGCTAGTTATTTCTGTAATTTGGTTATCGTCTTTCCATACATGGCCATTACAAGCATCTAATACCGTTTTAATTAAGTTGTCGATATCCGGCTTAGTCACTTTATACTGCCCAACCATTTCGCTTTTCTTTTTCTTCGACCATGATTTAAGCAATGGAAAGTAAAAGTCTAATTCGATTTTTAGTGCGCGCTCTAGATTTAACTTAGGCATTTGCCCTTGTATATACGCTTTATGCTTTGTGTAAGACGTTGGCATGTAAGTTTGAACAAATCTACCTGTATTACGAAAGCGTGGACGAGGCGACCCCATCGTCGCATTAAACACTTCATTAAATTTAATTTCTATCTCCATGTAATCCCTCATATATATTCAAATAAGCTTGTTTGGTGTCCTAACTCCATTTGTTCATTATCAATAAGTGTATTTAATTCATAATCGTCTAAATACCAACGACGACCATTAAATTTTGTTTCTTTTATTCCAACAACTAAATGCCGACCATCTTTAAAATGTGGTGTAACTGAAAACATTTTGTTGCCGTCATGATCAAATAGATAGTATTTATCAAATGCATCCATTTTCAATCACTCCCATTTGCTATTTAGACGCTTAATAAAAGCTTCTCTGTCTTTCTCAAGGTTTTCATCTACTTCCGGCGTTTTCGTTTCTCTCGTGCTGTCTGTGAGCCATTTGGGTGTTTTTTCTTTTGATTGTTTAACGAAAGGTTTATAATTTTGTTTTTTGCTTTCAAGTTGTTGCTTTTCAAATGCACGTACTTGTTCAATAGATTTCAAGTTTGCATTAAGCCATGTATTCAAAATGCTTTTAGCATATCCCCAAGTAACTTTGTTTCTGTCTTTAGCGATTTTAAGTGATGCGGTAACTATTTCATCTGAATCATTTTCAAATGAATCAAGATAATAATTTAAATCGTCTAAATTGTAAGAAGTTATGAAACCGAATCCGTTATCTTGGAAGAAGTCGAAGGCGGTTGTCTTCTTCTTCTCATTATTCACATTCTTTTCATTATTATCTTTATTATCATTATTGTTTGTGTTGGTTTGATGTTGTTTTGATGTTGGGTTGATGTTTGACTGATGTTGTTTTGATGTTGGTTTGATGTCGTTTTGATGTTGGTTCCTGCCCTGCTCACTTTGATAAAAGTCATAATTGACAATGGTTATAAGGGTATATTTTGATGTTGTTTTGACTTCTAACATTCCATCACTCTCGAGTAAGTCAAGGAAGGTTTTCACTTTAAATCGTGACCAGTTAAAAAGGTCAGACAAGGTCAAAATCGATGTTAATCTTTGTCCTCTTTCTACGGTTACAATTTGGTTTCCAATAGGCACTTTTGCCTTTGAATGATTCGCTTCCATGAGTAAATATATCCATGCTTCAAACTTTGAAAATGTTCTCTTTTCTTTAAATAGCCAATGATTTTGAATTGAGCGATCAATACTTATCCAACCAGTCATATACACACCTCACTTTCAAACCGGTTAAATTAGAATGGTAAATCATTGTCATCTATTTCAATCGGACCATTTGCATTCGCAAACGGATTATCTTTTACTGGTTTGTTATTTGAATATTGCGATTGTCCACGTGTTTGTTGTACTTGTTGTTGATATAAATCTTGTTGAGTGTCATTTGAGTTTTTCGGTTCTAAAAATTGAATACTATCAGCAATAACTTCCGTAACGTATACACGTTGACCTTCCTTATTTTCATAGTTCCGCGTTTGTAACCTACCATCTACGCCCGCCAACGATCCTTTAGATAGGTATTTATTAACGTTCTCTGCTTGTTTTTTAAATACGATGATATTAATAAAGTCTGCCTCGCGCTCTCCTTGTGCATTCGTAAATGTGCGGTTAACTGCTAATGTGAATGATGCTACATTTACACCACTTTGAGTGGTTCTTAATTCTGGGTCTCTAGTTAAACGACCAACTAATATTGTTCTGTTTAGCATTTATAAACCTCCAACATAAACGGGCGCGCCCGTCACTTTTTGTATTTCACTTTTAATGTATTTTGCATTTGAATTTTGACTACTTAAATGAATTAAATGTATTTCTTCGAGTCTAGTTAAATCATTTGCTTTTAACATTCCGATAGCATGTTCTAAGCTAAAATGAGACTCCATAATTCTGTTTGCTAATGTGCTGTGCACACTGCCGTTTTTTATGTTTTCTTGCATTTGTTCATAGATATAATTAACTTCTAGCATCATGTGCGTAATGCCATTAAATTTGTATTTCAAATACTTTGTATCAGTAACATACAGAATCTTATAACCTAGTGTGCTTTGTAATAAGAAAGCCACAGGCTCGTTAGCATCATGTTCGATGTCAAACGGTAGAATTGACCATGTACCTATTCGCAGCTCTTGCTTTGCCTTAATCGTGCATAAGCGATGACTTTCAAAATTCATAGCTTGTTGTGTTCCAGCAGTCATATAGCTGATTACACCATTGTCGACAAACTGCTTTGTGTACTTTGCATGATCACCATGTTCGTGTGTGATAAGACACCCTGCTATATGTCTTGTTTTATATTTGAAATGCTTTTGAACACGTTCAAATTTTATACCTGCCTCAAGTAGTAACGTAGTACGTCCATCATTTAAGACGTAGCAGTTACCACTTGAACCAGTTGCTATTGTTTCAATTAAAATGGCTCTTCTTCGCTTTCTTTTTCTGTTGCAGGTTCTTTTATTTCTTCAAAGTCAGATACATCAATAGGTTTTTCATTTTCTAATTCTGTGTATTGTGCTTCTTCAAGAACTGGTTGTTCAAAGTCCAATTGTTCTTGATTTGCATTTTCTTCAACTTCTGCGTCCAACACTTCTTTGCGTTGACGTTGTTCGGATTCTTGTGCGTATTTGAAAAGATTGCTATCTGTTGATGTGTTGATATAACGTTTAGCAGCTCTATTGATAACTGTTTTTTTAGCCATTTCTTCTTTGAAATTATTATGTGTTTTAGAATTTTGTAATGCTTTTTCATCTTTAATCATTGATGACTGCATCCATGCTTGTTTAATTTGTTCAATAGTCATGACTTCAATATAGTTATCTCGTCCATCATTAAATACGATTGTGCAGTACGCACCGATAATGTTTTCTTTGTCGATGTTAAAGAAGTCTTGTTCGTGTTTAATCGCTTTGATACGTCCTGTTTCTCCCATTTCTTGCTTGAATGTATCGCCTTTATAAATCACTTGAGCAACAACATCTTGAGCACCTGCATCACGTTTTAACATCATTACATTACCGTGATAGCTACGTTGTAACTGCATTTTGTTGCCGTAAGGAATAAAGTAGCATTGATTTTTAGCTGGATTTAAACCTTGCGTTACCATGTCTAATAAGGCATTTGCTTTGCTTGTATCGTTACAACTCATTAATTTGTTATCTTGGCTAATTTGTAACCATGCTTGTTTCATGGCATTACTTGGTGAATAATCATTTGGCAATTCCAAATTGCCTTGTGACTCTAAAACTCTCACTTTGTTTAATACGTTGTCAGATACGTTCTTTTCTTGTACTAATTGTTGTTCAATAGTTTGTAATTTATTATTTTCAGTCATTTTATATAGTCTCCATTCTTAATTTTTTATCTTGTTCATTTACTATCAATTGAATTTGTTGTGATTCTGTTTTGATAAGCTCTGTTACTGATTCAGCATTATCAATAAATATTGGCGCTGTAACTTTAAAATGTTTTGATAGTGTGTTGATGATATCTAAGCCAACATTAATTCTTGAGGCGTTATTTAAACCGCTGTCATACTCGACACCATTAACCGTTGTTGAACATGTTTCTTCTAATTCGCCGTTAACTAAGGTATTGAATAGCTTAAATTCAGCAATATCAAATTCGTTATTGATGTTTTCAGTAAGCATTTTGACTTTTGTTGTTGTAAATTCTTTTAAGATATAAAGGTCATGTGAATACTTTTCTTTTTCATCCAATAATCTGTCTTCTTCATTTCTTAATTCAGAAATAACATCATCTAGATGTTTATTTGATTTTTCGATTGATATTGACACTTCAATTTCTGATTTTTCTTGAGTAAGTTCGCTTATTTTGTCATCTATTCCTGAAACTTTATCTTGAATAGTTTTCCTGATGTTAGAGCGTTTTTGATTAATCTCATTTATCTCTAACATTACTGCTTTGTATTCGTCAGTTTGCGTAACGTCAACGTGAGTTGTTTTCAACTTATTAATTTTGTTTTGTATTCTTGCTGAACGCTCTTCTGCTTCGTTGATTTTAATTTGTAAATTATTGTTGTCATCCTCTAATTTCTCGATAATTGGCTTTATTTTCTTGCCCTCTGAAATAATGTGATTGATAGATGTTTGTATTGTTTCTAATTCTTTCGATTTGTTTGCATTGAATTTCTGCAATGCTTTTTCTCTTACCTCACTCACTTGTTCAGCTGGTAACTGTTGACCACAACAACTACATACATTGTCATCAAGATATTCAAATTTTTGATTTTTAGCTTTTTCTAAATCACTTTTTAATCCTTTATGATTTTCTAATAATTGATTACGTCGATTTTCTTCATGTGTAATTTGTTGTTTGTTTTGCTTTAATCTTGTTTTAAGATTCGCAACCGTTCCATTTTCAACGTGTAGCTCATTTGTTAAAGCATGTATTTTGTTCTCATTACTGGCGCTATTATTAGCTTCTATGCGCTTCAATTCTGATTGTTTATCAGCTAATTGGTTACGCAAATTAATTTCTTCTGCACCGTTTTGAATATCTATACGCTCATTTTCAAGTTGCTCAATTTCTTGTTTTATGATTGTGTGTCTATCATTATCGAATTCCGGTACATCCTGCTTATTTTGTTGCGTTTGGTTAATACGTATCGGAATATCTTTGATATCTTTGTTAATCTGTTTTATCTTGTCTGTAAGAATCTTTTTCTTTGTTTCAATTTCGTGATCTCCAAGAATATTATTTAGTTCTTTAAAATCATCATTTGTTTTAATGACATCCTCATCATTGATTGGTTTAGCGATTTCAAACAACAAACTTCTTCGTTTCTTCCAATCTAGTAAGTTAAATGCTTGAGGGTTCGTAATTAACTTGAATACATCTTCATCAATCAGTTCATCAATACGAGCTTTATAATCCTTTACTTTTATTGATTCATCATTGATATATTGTTTCTTCGTTCGACTTCGTGAGTATTCCTTGCGATTCGTTTTTTGATTTATTGTGTATTTAGGATGTGACTCTTTTTTAAAAGTCGTAATTTTTCCGTCGATTTCAAATTCTGCGAAAACAGTCGGAATTAACTCATAATTTTCTTCGTTTTTTTCGTTTAAAGGTACAGGGTTAAATGATTTGGTTGAACCGTCTAAACCCTTATCGAAAAGCAGCCATTGTAATGCGGTTGCTGTTGTAGTCTTGCCAGTCGCATTATTGCCGTATATTTTTGCATCTTTACCGTCAAAGTTAAATTTTTCTTCTTTGATTCCAGCAAAGTTCGATATAGTTAACTTATTTATTTTCATATCTTTCCTCATGCTCCTTTTTTAATCTTCCGATGACCTCTTAGCACCTCGATAATTAAATTTTTTATTCGTTCATGGCTGTCTGGATTGATTTCATGTATCTGCACAAGCTTATTGTTTGTTTTGTAACTGTCGTGATAGTGCAAGAAATTAATCGATAAGTATCCGTGATGATTACGTTCAATTTCCAATAATGCTCGTTGGTTTGACAAAGTATATTCGTCGAATAACGTCTTAAAAATATTCAATATATTTCTTTCTGTATCTCTCATGCTTATACCTACCATTTCATGACTAAGTTAATTAGTCTATCCTGTTCATCTGTGTTATTTTCAATCCATTCATAAATACTTTGTTTCAAAATATCTAAAGCTGTGTATAGATCGTTCTCGTCAGAAACTAGTAGCCCGTCAATTGAATTTCCTTCATGATCTAAAACGACTATTTCGACACTATATGCTCGCTTCTTAACTCTTAATTGAAAATCAAAGCCATCTACATTAAATATTTTTCGACATACGTCACCCGTTTTGTAATACATTGTTTTAGTCCTCCTTGTCGTCATCTATACCGAGAATTTTTTGTGATTTACACATTTGGAGAACATTGACAATATCTTTATAACTCTTAGTGCTATCCAATAAGTAAGCAAGATCAAAAGTATGACCAATCACAGAACTTGAACCTGCTAAATAATCTCCGTCGATAACTCCTATTGATGAGAAAAGCAAAATATCAAATTTACTTTCTCCCTTAATTTCTTTCGCTAATTCATACAATTCTGCTGTTTTTTCAGATAATAAGTCTTTTATTTCTTCCTGCGTCATGTCTTTATAATTTTTAGTCATGGTTGACTTCCTCCGTTTTTCGTTTTATATTTAACTTGAATTTTATTTCTTAAATGTTTGTTACTGTTACTTGTTGGCGCAAGTAGCAGTTTTTTTATTCTTCATAAAAGTATTCCTTATAGAATATGAATGTTGCGATACTTGCGAATCCTGCAATTGACCATGCTGTAGTGAAGTATAGAAACGGCATAAGTACAATCGCTAAGACTGTGAAGCATAGTACTGCTACTAGGTAGCTTTTATAAGTTTTACTCATTTGTTGTGCCCTCCTTTGTAAATCTCATTAAAATGTTCATCTACAAACTTATGCATCCTTCTTGCGTTAAACCTCCAACGATTAAAATTCTCATCAGGATAATGTACGATACCTTGTGCTCTTAACTCTTTTTCGAGTCTAGGGTGAAATAATAACCTGTCTTTGATTGTTTCATCAGATGCAATTTTTAATTTCTTCTTTAAGTCGCTCATGTTCCATACAGGGTCTAATGAGTAAGCTATTAACTCTTCATATTCATCTTTTGTGATAAGCACGTGTGTTTCAGGTATTGGAACTGTTACGTTTAAAATATGTGGCATTTCTATCTTTCCTTTCGTGTATAATGTTGTTATCAACCTAAGGTAGTGATAAGTATGAAATTAGATCATGATTGTGTTAGACATCTTTTGTTAGAAATTGAAACTAATAAAAAGATTGGTGAACCGCTCACCGAATACAATTTCAAAGATAATGTTGTATTTGGAAAATATGATTTTGAAACTGTAATGTATGCATTATTAAAACTGGAAGAAGCAAAGTATGTTAGTGTTAAATTCGGTTGGGAAGATGGACATATTTATGGTTATACAATTAACGATATAACTTGGTCAGGGCATGAATTTTTAGATAATATCCGAGACAATCACACTTGGAAAGAAGTTAAAAAAGTCGCAAACAAAACCACTAGTATGTCCGTAACATTGCTAAGCAAATTAGCTTTTAATTATCTAACACAAAAATTTAATCTAACTTAAATTCTTTTCCATCTATTAATCCATAAAAGTTATTTTTTAAATGCGGATGTCTTTCAAGCGTCATTTCAATAAAACGCTGGTCTATCATTAAGTCGTAGCCATCGTTGTATTGAATATTAACGGGTCGTCTATTACATTCTTCGTCATAGTAGTAATAGATGACTTTTTTGTTTTGAGCTTGCATTGTTCGTTCCTCCTATTAAGATGTTTGTTTTTCTCCTAAAAACTTATTAACAAAGTATTGTTGTCCTTTGCCTGTTACTTTTGGCGTCTTACTAATTGATGTGTGACCGTCCGAATGTGTGATTGATGTTTCTTTAATTTCGAATAACTCACGTTCCATTGAATACTGTGTAGGCATGTTATAATCCACACCCTTGCGTTTAATAAGGAATCCGTTTTGACGTAACCACTCAAACAATCTGCGTTGCCCGATGTTTATACCGTTTTGTTTAATGATCTTTGCTAACTCTCCAACTAAAATTGATGTCTTAGTAGTAGCTACTGCATCTGCAAATACAATTTTTGGTTTATCACGTTCAATCTTTGTTTCTAATTGATTGATTGTGTTGTTAGCAATTTTTAAAGCACGTTGCATAATCATTTCTGGACTGTTCCATGCTTTCTCTACTTGGATGAAATACTCTCTAAAATCAAAACCTTTTTCTGTACCTGACATCATTGCAACATGTTTAGCTACATCAAGTGTTAAAGCATAATCTTCTAGTTGTCTTACAGCTCCGTTATTAACAACCGTACTTGTAAGTACACTTGTAAAATCCCTATTTTCTTTGAAATGCTTCAAGTTAATTTCTGCCCAAGCGCTAAAACGCTTTTTAACTTCCAAAGCTTTATATAACTCTCTTGCACTTATTGCGATTTCTCCATTTTCTTTTTCTTGAATATTGAACATTTCTCCTATGTTCGATTTTGTTTGTAATGCTTGCATATTGTTTATGCTCCTTTCGTGTATAATGTTGTTATCAACCTAAGGAGGTGATAAGTATGAAACTTCTAGTTACTTTAAAGGATGGTTCAAAAAAACATGTTTCGGATTTAAAGAAAATTGTTTTTCCAGGATATGAAGGAATTGAAACTGTTACAAAAGAGGAAATCGAAACATTTTTTCTAGACCCTACTAAAACTTATGTGTTTGTTGGATCTCAAACTCTAAGTGTGGAGGCAGGGCAAATCCTTACCGTTGAATTTAGCTAACCTTTTTCAACAACTCTGCAACTGCTCGCAACAGTTCAGGGTTGTTGTTTCTTTCTAAACAGTAACTAGCATGCTTGAGTAATTTGAGTTTTAATTTATTTTTTTCTTTCGCAATTCTAAATTTTTGTAACATTTGTAGTTCCTCCTTTATTCGAAATCTTCAATTGACAAGGTTTCAATTCGTTTTTGGTAACGATATAAATAAAAGTTCTTCAACATGTCATACATTCTGCTAGCTTCATCGTATTCACTCTCTTTTAAATCAGAATTAAGCGTTACACCAAAAGCTGATAATGTAAGTTTTCTAATGTGGTCATGAATTTCACTAGCGTATGCTTTGTAATTTTCATAACATCCTATTCCGTGTTGATATTTCTTCAAAGATAATGGATGTCCTAAGCCGAGATTGTCAGCACCTCTTAAACGTTCTGTATAAGCAAACTTTTTATTAATTTCATCAAAATCGTTATGGCTGATTCTTACTTTGTTGAAAATTGAACCTGAACTGATTGGTTTCTTGCCATTTATAGCCTCTCTAACTTCTTTTGCTATAATTTCTTTCAACTCTTCTTTGGTTAATGTGATTTGTTCCATAGTTTCCTCCTGTTACGACATTTGTACAGGTTTCTGTACATTTTGTTCAAAAAAATATCTACCTACTTTTGTTGGTGGGATTTCTAATAATTCACAGATTCGTTTTATTTCCCATTGTGTAAATAAATTTTTTCCTTGCAACTTGTGATTAATAGATGTCCTTGAAATAGGGATTGCGTTCGCTAAAGAACTTTGGCTATATCTATACTCTGCCATTCTTTCGTACAGCAAACTATAATCGAAATTGTATATCATAAACTCACCTCCCTTCTTGTTCGGTTTTCTGTACAAATCAATTAAAACACCTTTGTTCAAATAAGTCAACACATAAAATACATTTTTCTGTACAATATTTGTTAAAAATTATTGATAATCGTCATTGTACGTAGTATTATGTTCTTAGGAGGTGTTCAGAAATATGAACAGTTTTAAGGATAGATTAAAGCAAATTATGTCTGAACGGAAGATATCTCAATCAGAGCTATCAAGAAGGACTGGTATTGGTAGAAACTCAATTAGCGATTATTTAAACGGAAAATATGAAGCGAAACAAGACAAAGTCTTTGAACTAGCAAAGGCTTTAAACGTTAACGAAGCGTGGCTTATGGGGTTTGATATTTCTAAGAATAGAAAAATTGAAAATAACGACATCACTTCCATATACAGTAAACTCACGCCTCCAAGACAAAGCAATGTACTAAAATATGCGACTAATCAATTAGAAGAACAAAATAATGACAGTGATAATCTGGTAGATTTCAATTCTTACATTCAAGAAAAATCCGAAGTGGATATATATGGTTGTGCGTCAGCTGGTATTGGCGAAAGATTATATAACGAGCCTATTTCAAAAGAATTCGTAAGAGGTTATGTCCCCGCACATGATATAGCTTTAAAAGTAAATGGAGACTCAATGGAGCCGTTATTTAAAAACGGACAAATTATATTCATTGAAAAATCTCACACTATCAAAGATGGACAAATAGGCGTCTTTATTATAAATGGAGATGCTTACGTAAAGAAAGTTTATGTAGAAGATAATAGATTAACGTTGGTTTCTTTAAATAAAAAGTATAAAGATTTATATTTTTATGATAACGAAAGTGTGAGGTTAGTTGGAAAAGTTATTTTATAGGAGGTAGTAAAATGAAACCTAGAAAGCAAGATGAAAAAATATTATCAGATCAATACAGTTACTTTGAACCAATAATCAGCGACAGTTGCGACATAAAATTCGACGAAAACAAGAGGAGAATGGGTTCTATATTCATTTCACATGAAGAGATTTGTTTTATAAGGAAAGAAGAAGATTATATATTCAAAATCTCATTATCAGAGGTGATAGATTATAACACTGTTGTTACTATTTGGAAAAACCAAGCTTTTTTAACATTAAACGATAATAGAAAATTAACAGTTTATTTCGTAACAAACTCTCCTTTAACAGGATTCATCTCAATTTTAAAAACTTATATGCAATTATCTAAGAATAAGGAAACAATTATCTCGAATGATTGTCTACCTATTAATGATGATGAACAAACTAAAGTTGAAATTTTCGACGTCGTAGGATTAAATTATGAAGGTCGTAGAAAAGAATTAAAGAAACTTATCAAGAAAATGAAAAATAACGACGATTTCTTTTTCTTATATAGTGATTTGAAAGGAAATGAACTTAAAGAAGAATTACTTTATGAAGACAAGGTGTATGAAATTTCTGATTACGAGGTTATTCCTGGTGTATTCTTACAAAAAGAACCGGATAATCCTTATGATGAAAACGCGATAAAAGTTATGATTTCAAATGAATACTCTGAATTTCACGTTGGATATGTACCTAGAGAGTATGCTTCAAGATTAGTCAATCATATGGACAACATCGTTTCTTGTAACGCATATATTAATGGTGGTAAGTATAAAACTTTAGATTATTTAGAAGAGAAAATCGTTACTAAAGAATCAGACTATGGATTACGAGTACATTTAGAATACAAAGTTTGAGATAGGTAAAGATTGTATTTTTATAAGTAATTACTATAAATAATAGAAAATTCATTTCACAGGAGGGTTTAACATGGATTTTAAAGAAGTTGACATTAACATTGAAGAGTGGGAAATGGTTGAAATCCCCTTTTATACAGAAGAAGAACTGACTTATAGATTGAACAATGGTTTACCTATAACTAAAAGTGAACTTGAAGAACAGGAGTCGAAAAAATGAGTACTTATAAAGAAATTGAACACTTACACATCAATACTGGTGGTAAAGAGCTTACTCAAGAGCAAATAGAAGAGGCTAAAGCTTTTATAGACAGTCAAGAATTTAAAGATATGATTCGAGAAGCTAAAGAATCACATCAAAGAGTTATGGAGTCTAAAATCACTGATAGAACTAAATTGTGATTAACAGCGCCTGTGTGGCGCTTTAATATAAAAGACGTCTATTTCAGCAGTGTTTAAAAGGAGTTTATAATGAAAATAACTAATTGCAAAATAAAAAAAGAAACTATAGTATATGAAGTTTTAACTAGTGGTAATCAACCATTCACTTATGAGTTACCTAAAGATTTATCGTCACATAATGCGCGTAAATACTTGGAATTTATTTCACAAAAAATAGATGGAGATAAGTTAACCAAAGAAGATTCATTATGATTTTACTAA